GTGCAAGTATTCAAATCAGTCAAGATTATTCATCAATGGTAAATTTTGCCCGATGTAAGTGTCTTGGTGCAAACGTTCTTCGAGGTCCAGAACAACTTCCTTGGGATGGAAAGTTAAAGTATGATTATCAGTTATGGATTGATAGCGATATTGTTTTCAGTGTTGAGAAGTTTTATCAGTTAGTTCTAATGGATAAGGATATTGCAGGAGGTTGGTATTGCACAGAAGATGGAAAGACAACATCAGTTGCACATTGGTTAGAAGAAGATGATTTCCGCACAAATGGTGGTGTGATGAATCACGAAACAATAGATAGTATTAGCAAAAGAAAGAAACCATTTACAGTTGATTATACTGGTTTTGGTTGGTTACTAATCAAGCACGGTGTGTTTGAACACGAAGGTCTACCCTACCCTTGGTTTGCTCCAAAGATGCAGGTGTTTGAATCGGGTGAAGTACAGGATATGTGCGGTGAAGATGTATCATTCTGTTTAGACGCAAAAGAGGCAGGATTTGAAATCTGGTGTGATCCTCGTGTTCGAGTTGGTCACGAAAAGACAAGGATAATCTAATGATGGCAGTACTTACCATACTTGTGATCATATTCATTCTGATCTTGATGTTAAATTATTATAATCCACATCATTAACATGAACTATGGTTTTACACTGATCTTTTGGATCTCTATCGGACTTTTCGTATTCTACCAATGGGACAAAAACAAGAGCAAGAAGAAAAACAAAAGAAGAAAATAGAGCGTTATAACGTTCTACGCAAAGGCAAGGTGATCTTCTGGAATGTATCAGAGAGCGAACTCTTCGACATTATGGAAGACCTTGCAGTTGAGTGTTACTACAATCAGACACTCACATCAAATGATATCACTTATGAACCCTATATTGAGGAACCACTAAATGGCTAAAGGAATGTTATCGGGCAGTACTTATAACCGTGATGCTCGTCCGAAAAAAACTCGACAAGGAAGAGGAAAGCACTCGAAATACTCGGCAACCTCCCGTAACTCGTCTCGTAAAAGATACAGAGGGCAGGGTCGTTAATGTACACATACGATGATATGATTTCATCGATACAAGACATCAAAACCTGCTTACAACCAAGTTTAATTGAAGGAGCAGGAGTTGGTGTTTTTGCTTTGAGATTTATTAAACAAGATGAAATCCTTTATGATAAAAAATACTGGAACCATTATCCAAATCACGAAGTTCATTGGAAAAAGGTTGAAAAACTTGTTGGTTCTAAGATTGAGAAGTTTATTGAAAGAATGTGTATGTATAATCCAGAAACGGAGTCATACATACTCGACGTTCCTCTGAATATGTTGTACACTGAATATTATATCAATCATTCACATACTCCAAATTTATTTTGGGATCGAAAAACTCACGAGTTCTTTGCAATTCGTGATATTCAAGAGGGTGAAGAACTCACATCATACTATCGACCCGATGAAAGAGATTGGGAACTTAATCAAGATTAACTATGAGCACATTAATTACAAATTTACCCGCAATTGATGTATGGGTAAGAAAAGAATATTTAACTGACCATCAAAGTGGTCATGGTGAATTTGAGAAAGGTGTCTGGATAAGTGCAAAGAGTATGCCAGGTCGTGCCTTTTATTTTGAAACATATTTACCAGAATATGCTGCAATGTTTGATAAATTACCAATTTCAGCATTTTTATCTCAACCAAAAACACCAGATCCAGATATGACATTGCATAACTTGCAATTTTGGAACTGTATGGACTATGGTATCGTTGCAGTTCAGAAGCAATTTATTGGATCAATGCATTATGAGGTCTATACAAGAGATTTTGGTACTCAAACTGGTACATATGTTTGCACTTTAGATAATTATCACTCTGATGTTGACTCAATTGATTACTCAACAAGTGAAGTTCCCGCTGAACATAAGTCTCATAACATCATTGAACTTGATAATGGACAGTATTGTCTCTATCCAAACAACAGAATGAGAATTTATGACAATAGTATCACTCCAGAAACACCAAAAACACCTGACTTTAAGGTTTCAACAGTATACTATCAGGTTGAAAATGGTCATGACCGTATGGGACTTGGTTCAGAGGAGAATTATTTTTGGAAAACAGCAAAAGAACGCAACGAAGACGATAAAAAAGACGAAAGAAAACCATTTGAACCGATTTCAAATGATGTTGAGATCAATATTGAACCAGAATTAGGTGATTATCACTATGGTGAAATCCAACCAGAACCTGGTAGAGAGGCATATCTTACAAAACTAGAGTCTGATGCAAAGAAACGTAAAGCATATGCGAAAAAAAACTTTGATTTGGTCGAATTAAGTGGTGGTTCTTGGACTATTGAGGTTCCAATCAAGAAAAATTAAATGAAACACGTAAAAAATGCTCATATGGGTCAACATTTACTCGTTGAAGTGTATAATGTGCCCTTTGATAAGTTAAATGACACAGAAAAAATTGAACAAGTATGCGTTAATGCTTGTAAAAGTGAAAATTTACAGATTTTAAATACATATACTCATCAATTTGACCCTTATGGAGTAACTTGTACTCTAACTTTAGGTGAAAGTCACCTTTCTTGCCATACTTGGCCAGAAAAACAGTGTGTTGCGTTCGATATTTTCACTTGTGGAACAAAAAATCCACGTTCTGTTGCGTGGTGGGTGCTTAATTACTTCGATAGTGATGATTATGTGATGAAAGATTATGCAAGATAGGGTATAAATAAATCTAAAAGCATTAATAATGGCGATTCAACGCAAATCAAGAGCATTTAAGGATATCAGTTTGTCTTTTTCACCACATCCAGTGACAAAAGACCTTCCTGTGCTTACGAATGAACGAGCAATCACCAGATCAGTGAGAAATTTAGTCGAAACAATACCGACAGAGAGGTTTTTTAACTCAATTTTAGGTACAGACATCAGAGACTCTCTATTTGAGAACTTTGAAAGGTCAACTGTAATGATAATCGAGGATCAAGTACGTAATACAATTAGAAACTTTGAACCAAGAGTTGGTGAAATCGGTGTTGAAGTTGATGGACTGATGGATAGTAACGCTTTAGAGGTAAAAGTGCTTTTTGAGATCAATGGATTGGATGTTCCAACTCAATCATTCACCTTTATATTAGAACCAACGAGATAATATGCCCTTTACACAGTTTACAAATTTAGACTTTGATCAAATCAAAGTACAAATCAAAGATTTTCTTCGTGCAAACTCAAATTTTACTGATTTTGATTTTGAGGGTTCAAACTTCTCTGTTTTAATTGATACTCTTGCTTATAATACCTATATTAATGCATTTAATGCAAACTTGCTTGCAAATGAATCATTCTTAGACTCAGCGACTATACGTGAAAATGTTGTTTCACTTGCACGTAACATCGGATACGTACCACGTTCAAAAACTGCTGCGTTAGCATCAATAGAAATATCTGATATTAATTTAGGAGTTACAAATTCCAGCACACCAAGATTTTTAACTCTTCGATCAGGTCTTGTTTGTGTTGGAAATACAGAAAACACTACTTTTCGGTTCTCAATACCTGATGAGATTACATCATCTCGTGTTCGTGATGTAAATGGAGTGTCTTTTGCTCAATTTGATGATCCAATTACTGTTTATGAGGGAACACTGCTTCAGAGAGTATATAAAGTTGATACATCTCAAGATCAAAGGTTTATAATTGACAGTCCAAACATTGATAGTTCAACATTGAGAGTATTTGTTAAAGGAACAACTGATGTTGGACTTGGTAGAAAGTATTCAATGGTTGATAATATATTAAATATCAATAAAAATTCAGAAATTTACCTTGCACAAGAAGTTCAAGATGAAAAATATGAAATATTATTTGGTGATGGTCTTTTTGGTAAAAAACTTGAAAATAATTCAATTATTACAGCAAAATATCTTGTAACTGAAGGTGAAGATGGAAATGGTCCTTCTAATTTTAGTTTTCAAGGATCTTTTACAAAGAGTGATGGAACATTATTCATTCCAACTGATAACATCACCATAACTACCGTCACAAGTGCCTCTAACGGTGCAGAAGTTGAAGATGTGTCTTCTATTAAGTATTTTGCTCCAAGACTTTACTCAGCACAATATAGGGCAGTTACACCAAGGGATTATGAGGCGATAATTCAAGACATTTTTCCAAAAACTGAGTCGGTTGCAGTCGTTGGAGGGGAAGAATTAGATCCACCAAAATTTGGACAAGTTCAAATTAGTATTAAACCAAAAGGTGGCACATATGTATCAGATTTTGACAAAGCACAAATTAAAAATAAGTTAAAAAACTACGCTATCGCTGGTATTAATTCTCAAATAGTTGATCTTAAGGTACTATATGTAGAATTAAACTCTACGATCTATTATAACCCCTCACAGGTCGCTTCAGCATCAAATTTAAGAACAACTATCATATCTTCATTAGATAATTATTCTCGAAATATTGAAATCAATAAATTCGGTGGAAGATTTAAATATAGTAAATTGAATACCTTAATTGATCGTGTTGATAATGGTATTACATCAAATATTACGAAGGTAATTATAAGAAGAGATTTAAAGGCACTCTTAAATCAATTTGCACAGTACGAATTATGTTTTGGTAATCGTTTTAATATAAATCCCGCTGGTTATAATATAAAGAGCACTGGATTTACAGTTTCTGGATCAAATGAAACTGCTTTTCTCACTGATGTTCCAAATAAAGATGCTGCTGGTAATCTTGATGGATCGATGAAAGGAACTTTGAGTGTAGTTTTCAAAAATCAAAAAGATAATCAACAAGTTTTAATCAAAGACGCAGGTATCGTTGATTATAAAAAGGGTGAAATAATTTTAAATACAATCAACATTACATCTACAGCAGCAGAGAATAATATTATTGAAGTTCAAGCATTCCCAGAGTCAAACGATGTCGTTGGGTTGAAAGATTTATATCTAAGTTTTGACGTTTCAAAAAGCACAATAAATATGTTTAAGGATGTAATCGCTTCAGGTGAAGATGTTTCAGGTGTCGTATTTACTAGAGATTATTACACCTCTAGTTACTCTAATGGAGATCTAGAGAGGAAATAATTTATGTCTCAAATTGACAAAAGAATAAAAGTCAATACTATTATTGAAAACCAGTTACCTGAATTTGTGGTTGCTGATTTTCCAAATGCTGCTGAGTTTTTCAAACAATATTATATTTCACAAGAGTTTCAAGGTGGTCCTAGTGATCTTATAGGTAACTTTGATCAATATTTAAAATCAGATAATTTAGTGCCTGAAGTTATTACTGGCACTACAAGTTTATCATCTGATATTTCTACCACTGACACCATAATTGAAGTTCCAAGCACAAAGGGTTTTCCATCGGAATATGGTCTTCTAAAAATAAATGATGAAATAATATCTTATACTGGAATTACATCTACATCCTTTACAGGATGTATTCGTGGTTTTAGTGGCATAACTGGTTACAATGTAGGTATATCCTCATCTCTTCTAGAAATTAATCGTGAGAGTTTAGTTTTTGAGGATACCGTTGCAAATAATCATAATACTGGTAGCACAATCACCAATTTATCAGTTTTATTTTTACAAGAATTCTATAAAAAACTTAAAAGAACATTTTTACCTGGTTTAGAGGATAATGATTTCGCTGCAAATTTAGATGTTGGAAACTTTGTAAAATTTGCACGTTCTTTTTATCAATCAAAAGGTATTGAAGAGTCTGTAAGAATATTATTCAAAGTATTATATGGTGTTGAGTCTACAATTTTAGATCTTGAAGGAAATCTTATAAAACCTTCAGATGCTGAATTTATTCGTAGAGAAGTTATTGTTGCAGATTTAATTTCATCTACAGGAGATCCACAAAACTTAGTTGGGCAGACTATATTTAAATCCACAGATACATCAACTAATGCATCAGTATCTGAAGTTGAAATTTTAAAAAGAGATCAAAAAACATATTACAAAATTTCATTATTTGTTGGATTTAATGATCGTGATTTAATTGAAGGTGTTTTTACAATACCAGGTAAAACAAAAGTTCTAACTGATGTTGCAATTAATAGTGAAGTCATATCAGTTGACTCAACAGTTGGATTTGGAGCAACAGGAACTATTATTAGTGGGCAAAATAGCATTGATTATACATCTAAAACAATAAATCAATTTTTCGGATGTACAGGTGTTGGGGTTAAGATTAATACCGCTGATGATATTCGTTCAAATGAAACGATTTTTGGATATGAAAATGGTGATTTATCTAAAAGAATTGATCTAAGAATTACAGGAGTTCTCTCTGAATTGATACCTGTATCTGATATTAGTCTTGCAAATGAGGGAGAAAATATTTTTGTTAAAAATGTAGGTGAAAAAATTAAAAATCAAAATTCAACTTATAAAGAAATTTTTGCTAATTCTTGGAAATATAATACATCCTCAAGAATTCAAGTTGATATAGAAGGAACAACATATACTTTTAGAGCACCTATTGACAAATCAAATTTAAAGGTAGGAGATACATTTAATATATTAAGAAGAAACGAACAGGTTATTGAAGGCACTGGAACTGTAAGTAGCATAGACAATAATAAAAATCAAATCACAGTTGATAATGTTGTTGGTTTTACTACAATCTCTAATCAATTATATGATATAAGAAGAGTAATTCAAACTGCATCAAGTAGTGGAGTTGAAATAGAGCAAGGAAATGATGTATTAATATCAGATGTATTAAATGTTTATAGTGATGGTGAAGTTGATGGATATGTTGCTTCTAATTCACTACCAAATTATGATATTACAATTGATACAATAAAAGAAATTTCTAGTGGTATTAGTTTAGACGGTAAAAATATACTAACAGATAAATTCAATTTTATTCAATTCTCACCACCATCTAATCAAAATATTAAATTTATACAAGGAGATGCTATTATCTATTCTCCTAAAACAAATGTTATAGTTGGTTTAGAGTCTGGTAGAACTTATTATGTAGACCCTATAATCCCTCCTGCAGGTGCTAACATATCAAAAATAGCGTTATACCAATCACTTAGTCAAATTGGGACAGCAAGCACCGTGCAACTTGGTGAAACAAAAAGTACCAAGGTTGTAACAGGTGTATCAACTGTGGTTGGTATATCAACAGTAATTTTAAATAATCTTGATAATGTAGTTGTAAATGATTTAATATTAGGCACAGGTATACCAACTAATGCAACTATTACAGATTTTGACACTAATACTGGATTGGTTACATTCACTGGTTCAACTACATCTGTCATTTCAATTGGATCACAAATAACTATTAAACATGCAACTGAAGATCATACTTTTATTTTACAACCACACGCAGATAGAAAATTACAATCTGATAAAATTTTAAGAAGAATTCCTCTATCACAAAACTTATCATCATCTTCAAAAAATGAAACTCCTATCAATGATATTGGAATATTGAGAGATGGTGTTCAAATTAGATCACCGATATCTGATGATATCATTTATTATGGAAATTTAGAGTCGGTAGATGTATTAAATGGTGGTAGAAATTATGATGTTATCAATCCACCTTCAATAAGTGTTGAAAAATCATCTGGAACAAGAGCATTAGTTCAACCTGTTGTGAAAGGTAGTGTTAAAGAAATTTTAGTTGATCCACAAAATTTTGATATTGCGTCTGTAAAAAATATCTCCATAACAGGAGGTAATGGTTCGGGATGTGTTTTACAACCTGTGGTTGGTATTAGAAATAGATTTATAGAATTTGATAGTAGAGATATATTTTTTAATGGTGGTATTGATATCAACGATGAAACGATCACGTTTAAAACTGAACATAATTTAGAGAATGGTCAGTTGGTTTATTACGGTTCAAATAGTAATCCACCTATAGGTATAGGTTCTGCGTATGATATAAACAATATCATCACAGGTACATTGTCAGATGGTGATCCATATTTTGTAAGAGTTGTAAATCCAACAACAGTTAGGATATTTAATAAGAAAGAAGACGCTCTAGCAGGTATAGCTGGTATTAATACAGTTGGTCTCTCTACAGACACTGGAGCTAGTGGTATTCATCGTTTTAGAACTGAAAATAGAACAACCCTTATATCGGTTAAAGTTTTAGAGGAGGGATCAGGTTATACAAATCGTAAACTTAGAGTTGAACCATCAGGTATTTCTACATCTTTTGATACAATTAATTTTGTTAATCACGGTTTTTCAAGTGGTGAAATAATAGAATATTCTGCTGATAATCAAATTCAAGGATTAAGCACAACGACATCTTATCTTGTTAAAAAAATTGATAATAATACATTTAAACTTGCAAATGCAGGTATTGGTGGCACATCTACAGTAGATTATGATAGAGAAAAATATGTTAATTTAAGTTCAACAGGAACAGGACATCAGGTATTTCAATATCCAGAAATTAAAGTTAATATTGAAGTATCTTTTGGATCAACAGTTACTGGATCTTTCAATTTAACTCCTATCGTAAAAGGTGAAATAATTGATAGTTATCTTTATGAAAATGGAACTAATTATGGATCAACAATTTTAAATCATCAAGTAAAACCAGATGTGTCTATTTTAACAGGTACGAATGGAGTGATAAAACCAATTATTGTAAATGGAAAGGTTATCAGTGCAAGTGTTGTAGGTAAAGGAGAGAATTACTTCTCTACACCCGATTTAGAAGTTAAAGATACTGGAACAGGATCAGGAGCAATTGTGAGACCTGTAGTTGAAAATGGGCAGATAATTGATGCTATCGTTATATTTTCTGGTATAGGTTATGATGCATCAACTACAGAAATCAATGTAGTGCCAAGAGGATCTAATGGAGTTCTTGATGCAAGAGTTAGAAGTTTAAATTTAAATAGGGTAGAAAGATTTGGAGACTTTAATTTAGTATCTAGAAAAAATTCATTTGGTTTTAGTGTTCTTGGATATTCACAAAAAGTAGCTAAGACTTTAGAGAGTAGTTTCACGGTTAAAGAAAATGATGATTTTAAAGAAATAACTGCTCATTCACCAATTATTGGTTGGGCATATGATGGAAATCCAATCTATGGTCCATTTGGTTACTCTGATCCAGATAATATAAATTCTGAATTAAAAATATTATCTTCCTCATTTGTGCTTGATATATCTAAAGTTAAAAATAGACCTAATGGTTTTAAAGAGGGATTTTTCATAAATGATTTCATATGTGATGGGTCAGGTGACTTAGACAAACACAATGGAAGATTTTGTAAAACACCTGAGTTTCCAAATGGAATATATGCATATTTTGCAACTGTAGGAATATCATCAGCGACTGGAAAATTAGAGGGTAAGTATCCATACTTCTTAGGAAAAACTTATAGATCTCCTTTAATAAATGATAATCTTATTTTAGATCATAGTTTTGATTTTAATAATTCTAATTTATTGAGAAATACATTACCATATCTTGTTGATGAAGAATTTGGTGATAATGATTTTATTATCGAGTCAAATGAAACAATAAGACAAATCACAAAAATTGAGTCTGTTACAAAGGGTGATATTGATAACGTAAATGTTTTAGATGGTGGAGAAGGTTATAAAGTTGGTGATTTAACTGTTTTTGATAATTTAGATACTAATGGATCTGGATTTAGTGCTAAAGTTGATGAAATCGTTGGTATTGGTGTTTCAAGAATAGATACAGTTTTAGAAAAATTTGAAGATGCGGTATTTACATGGAAAGATAATAATAATGTTACTGCAAATGTTCTTCCTTTTTATGAATTAAATGATCAAACCTCTATATCAGTTTCTGGATTGAGTACGAGTATAGTTAATTTAACGGGATCATTTAAAGTTGGAATTTCAACTGATACCATAGGTTTGGCAAAAACTATGGCAGTTGGAAATGCTTTGGGAGTTATTGAAGATATTTACGTTACAGATATCCCTAATACAGTTTCAATAGGTGGATCTTTAAGAGTTGGATCTGAAATTGTAAGAGTATTAAATGTTTATAATGTAAGAAAAGTTATTAGAGTACAGAGAAATGAGGCAGGATCAGTTGGTATTGCTCATACTTTGGGATCAAAAATTGATGTATTGAATAATCAAATTAATATTCCTGTAAAAACTAGTAAATTTGAGTCTAAAACAAATGATTTAGTTTACTTTAATGGACCTCAATCAGTCGGTGTTGGCACAACACCAGGAAGTGCAACTAGTGTCAAATATATTGTTGGAGAAATAGTTCAAGATTTATCAATACCTACTAGAACAATACACTTACCAAATCATCCATTTGAAACTGGTCAAAAAGTTACTTTATTTAAAAATAACGGTGCAAATAGATTTGATGTAGGTAGAACACCTAATGTTGCTGAATTTAAAGTACCTCATGTTGGACAAAATTCACTTGATGTTTATATCATAAACAAAGGTGAAGATTATGTTGGCATACTTACTACAAAAGTTGGTATAGGGAGCACAAGTGAAGGTTTATTCTTCTATTCAAAAGGATCAAACTCTGGTATCTCATCAGGACTATATTATTTTTCATCTAACCATCAACAAGTAACTGGAGATATTGATAAAGTAACAACTACAGTTTTAACTAATGTTTCAGCTGCAAATACAACAACTCATAATCTTCAAGAGAGTGATATTATCAAGATGAATGTGGTACCCAACTTATCAGTTGGTATAGGCACAACAGCACCAATTTCTGTTAATTATAATTCTGAGTATGAAAAGTTATTAATTAATCCGATTACATTTTCAGCATCGGATGTTGAGACAAATAGAATTGATATAAGTGATCATGGTTTTGAAACTGGTGATAAAGTATTTTATGACGGAGGAGCTACTGGTTTATCAACAGGAGATTATTATATTAATAAAATTAGCGATAGATATTTTCAACTTGCAGAAACAAAAACTGATTTAAATATAACCCCAGTCAAGATCGTATCGATTGCAGCAAATACTGGAGGTGCTAATCAGTCACTATCTTTAATAAATCCTAGAATTGATGTCGTAAAAAATTCCAAATTAACTTTTGGATTATCAAGCACAACTTTATTAAACTTTGATTTTAAACTTTTTTATGATAAGAATTTAAGTAATGAATATTTAAGTTCACAAGATACAACAACTTTTAATGTAATCGGAATTGGAACAATTGGTATTGGTACAAATAATGCTGATCCAATAGGTGCTCAACTTTCTATTCAATATTCAGAAAATACACCTGATAGATTATACTATGGTTTATCTAAAGGTGGATATATTAGCACATCTGATACTGATGTTGAAAATTATGCAGAGATAAGATTTATTGATAGTGTTTATAATGGTGAATATAAAATATTTGATGTTACAAATGAAACGTTTAAAATTTCACCTCTAGTTCCAGAATTTACAACATATTTGGATACAGATTGTGAAAAATTAGAGTATAGCACAAGATCAAAAAATGTTCAAGGTGCAATTAAAGATTTTAAAATAATTTCACCTGGTTTTAACTACAAAAAACTACCTAAATTTAAAACAATTACTAGTGCAAATGGTAAAAATGCAAATATAGTTGCAGTATCAACATCCATAGGTAGAATTAATGATGTAAGAATTGTAGATATAGGATATGAGTATTCATCGGATAAAACATTAAGTCCAGAGGCATTTATATCACCAGTTGTAAATATTGATAATCTTGATATTATTGAAAATGTAAGAATCATAAGTGGTGGTAATAATTACATAAATGCACCAAATTTAATTGTTTTTAATCCCGTTAGAAACGTAGTTGCTGATGATTCCTCATTGCAACCTATTGCACCTAACCAAACAATATCTGATGTCAAAATTACTGCACCTGTAACTGGTTTAGATTCCTTAAATCATCAAATTATTGCCATTAACAATTCAAATGGAATTGGAATAAACTCCGTACAATCAAGTTCATCTGGATTAGTTACTTGTTTCTTAGAAACACCTATGAATGGATTTGTTGATCCACAACCATTTGCGATAGGAGATGAAATATTTGTTGAAGGAATACAAAGAATTGGAGAAATTGGTGTTGGTGCAACTCAAGGGGGTATATCTACAAATACCACTGTTGATGGTGATGGATTTAACTCAGAAAATTACAACTATCAATTCTTTAAAATTACTGATTATATTGCAGGTGCACAAGCAATACTTAAATTTAATTTAGCAGGTTTAACAACTAATACTGGTATTGCAAAAACATTCCAATCAGGTTATGCTTCAATTATTAATAAGTCAAATTATCCTGTAATAGAACCCATACAAACAAGGGGTGTGTTTGAATTATTTGAAACACTGATGGTTAATTCAGTTAAAACTGATTTAACAGTTGTAGAAATAAGAGATGATTATATAAAAACTGATGGTAAATTTGAACTTAAAAAGGGAGATAGAATTAAAGGAAGATCTAGTAATGTTTCTGCTGAAGTAACAAGTCTAATTTCAAATAAAGCGAAGTTTAAAACTGATTTTTCAAACAGACAAGAGTATGGTTGGTTAGATGATATTGGAAAATTAAATGAAGATTATCAAGTAATTCCTGATAATGATTACTATCAAAATTTATCTTATACAGTTAAGAGCACAGTAGAATGGGATAAATTTGTAAATCCAGTAAATCGTCTTGTTCACCCTGCTGGATTAAAGAATTTTGCAGATACTTCAATCGAAAGTCAAGTTTCTGTTGGTATTGGAACTACTGCAATAACAAATGATTTAATAGTTCTTGATGTGCTTAATATTTTAGGTTTAGAAGAACAACAGAGAGTTGATGCAATTAACAATTTTGATTTTGTAAGAGATTATGAAACAAGAGGAAACAGTTCAAAATTTATTGAATTATCAACTAGAACGTTAACAGACTTTACAAGATGTAAATCAAATAGAGTTTTAGTTCACGATGATATAAGTGATAAGTTTTCAAGCACAGGTTTCCAAGAAAATAACACAGTTATTGAACAACTTACAGAGGATTTTGGAAATTATTTAATACAAATAGTTGATCCTGATACATCTGATGTTCAATTCTCAGAGATTATAACATTAACCACAACTGATAATGCATTTTTGCTTGAAAAAACAACTGATTTTACAACTTTAGAATTAGGTGAGTTCTCTACTGAAATCACTTCATCTGGAGAAAAAAATCTTATATTTACACCAACAGAAAAATTTACAAAAGATCATGATATTAAAATTTTAAAAATAGATTTTAATTCGGATTTAATTGGTATTGGAACACAGGCAGTTGGGCAAGTAGATTTGGTTGGTTCAAATGTAGGAGTAGATAGTACAACTAGTGGAGTGACCACAACCACTATAGCTCAATTCCCTAATACAGATTTTAATGGTCTCTATGCAAATATTTTTGTACAAGATAGCACTACTAAAGAAATTAATTACAATGAAGTTATTGTAGATTTTGATGGAACAAAAACTACAACTTCTCAAACATATATTGATACTTCATTAGGTTTAAGTAATTCATCAGTGGGTGTAATAACTGCAAGATTTGAAAATAATTTTATCAAATTGCAATGTGAAAATGATAGATTAAATCCACTTGAAGTTAGAGCAAACATTGTAGGATTGGGAACAACTACAACTGGAATAGGAACACATAGATTTTTGACAATAGGTCAACCTTCTGGATCGGAGAGAAGTGCAAGATTAGAGTCAAAATATGTAACTGGCACAGCAAGTCCAATAACTTATAATACAATAAACAAAGATAATGAAAGTTCTGTTAAATCCATTGTAAGAGTATCTTGTGGAGAAACATCTGCAATACATCAAATTATCTCTTTAAGAGACACTGACGATGTTCTAACAGTACAATATCCGTTTGTATCTGCAGGATCGACTACTGGTATTGGTACTTTTGGTGGTGAAATATCTGGTAGTGATATTAACTTAAGATTTTATCCAGATGCTGAGTTTGACTCATTAATAGAAGTTCAATCTTTCAATCAAATATTCTACACTGACAATGATTTTTCAAACGTTCCTGAAGAATTTACACACGGAAGAGTGACAGAAAAATTATTCCTATCAACATACGATGGTTTGAGTGGACTAAGAGCAAACAAGACAGCATTTGATTTAAAGTATGAGGGAGTTCCAATTTACACTAAAGAGTTTGATCCCGTGGGTATCAACTCAATTGCTGATGGTGTGGGGTTACTAAAAACAACAGGTCTTTTCAATATACCAAATCACTTCTTTAACACAAACGAACAACTAACATATACACCTGGATCGACATTTATTGGTGTAGCAGCGACTGCAGTTTCTATTGGTCAAACAACTAATACAGCAGGTATTTTAACAACAATATTACCAAGCACTGTATTTGCAAAAGTTATTGATGAAAACCAATTTGAGTTATATACACGACCTGAGTATGTCTCATCAGGTGCAGCAGTAACATTCACTGGTAGTGGTTCTGGTAATTTACACAAATTGTCAATGACGAAACAATTGACAAAAACTATTATTGGATTAGATGGTGTAGTTCAACAACCTGTTACATTTACAAAAATATCTCATACATTAGGAATTTTTGATGGTTTCACACATAATAACAACATTGGAGTTGGTCTCACACAATTTATTTTAAGTGGTATAGGATCTATAACAACTTCTGATATATTAAAAGTAAATGATGAATTTATGATTGTGACTGAAGTTGGTTTTTCAAGCACTCCAACAGGCACAATTAACGATGCAGTAGATGTTGCAGCAGGTATTGCAACATTACCTTCAGTTAAAGTAAGGAGAGGTCAACTAGGAATTCCAGCAACAACACATACTGCTGGTGTAGAAGCTAGGTTACATAGAGGATCAATCAATATTGTTGATAGCACCTTACACTTTACAGATCCTCCAAAAGGAAATACTAGGTCAAGAAGAGATGATACAAATTTACCTTTTGTTAAAGCTGATTTTAGTGGAAGAACTTTCTTAAGAAGTGATTATACAACTAATATGTTATTTGATGATATATCAGATGACTTTACAGGAATAGGAAAAACATACAGTCTTAAAGTTGGTGGAGCAAATACCTCATCAGGCATAGGAGTTGGTAACGGAGTTCTCTTCATAAATGGAGTATTCCAAACACCAAAAACTTTAAACAATGCAGGTAATAATTATGAATTTATAGCAGATACAACAGCAGGTATATCAACCGTTGAGTTTACTGGTATAACATCAACTAATGGTGACTTTATAGTCTCAGAATCTGATATAAATCAAAACCAAGTTCCAAGAGGTGGAATAATAGTTTCTCTAGGATCAACCTCTGGTCTTGGATATGCACCATTACACGGAGCAAAAGTTAGAGCATTTAAAAATAACGCTGGTGGATTGACAAGCATTGTTGGTATTGGCACATCATCAGGATTTAATCTAGGTATTCAAACTGCTGCTTATGATAATATCACAGGTATTATTACAGTCACCACTAACACTGTTCACGGTTTCGGACTAGAGAGACCAAACACAGTCAAACTCAAAGGATTAGAGTTTAGATGTCCTAAGACTGTTGTTGGACAACCTACTAATGCAACTTATGATGGCGTAACTGGTATTTCTACAATAACGATTGCAAATCATGGTCTTGTGAATGGAGATGCGGTAATTCTTGACACTGGTTCAATATGCTTTACTTGCACCAAAGATGGTAATAATTCAACTCATTGTTATCCTCGTGCTACTGACCCTGCAGCAAATCAATACCTCACTGTAAGTAATGTAACTACAAATACATTCCGAGTTAATGTCGGTGCTTCTAATCCTGGTGATGTTTATGCTCATACCTTTGTATCAGCAACTGCTACTGCAGTTAAGACAATTGGTGGTGGTGGATATGTAGGAGTTACAACGACAATCTTCCAAGATCACGAAAGACCATTGTTTGTTGTGGGTATTGTATCTGAAAGAACATTTGAAGTTCAAGCAGGTGCGAGTACTATTCCACATACTTATCAAGGTGGTGGTCACGCATATGAATTCTATAATGACCTCTCATTTGGATCTGGATATCGTGGTGGTTCTGTTGCGATTGGTGTAACTGATCAGGCATATGAGCATAGATTTGTAAGTTCTGGCATTGGATCAATCAAGAAAACAGCATTCTCAGGAGCATCAAGTCAAGGATTTACTGCAACTGACGCACAATATATTTCACATACTGGTAATTTGATACTTACCATACCTAATCATACGTTTACTACAAGTGATACAGTTGGTATTGACACTGGTGGATTAGTATTCAAATGTTCTAAAGATGATTTCTTCTCAAATCATCCTTATCCTCGTGAAGTATCTAAGACTAAAGGAGTAGCATCTGATGGTGTAGGTGGTAAAGATCCATTTGCTGGTATACAGACTAGTGTAGATGCAACTACAACCAATACGATAACATTCTTTGTTGGACAAGGAGGTGGTGGTGGAACTGGTGCGAATGTAACTGCTACTGTTGGTGTAGGTGGTACATTAGCATTTAATATTGTTTCTGCTGGCACAAGTTATGTAAATCCAGAAATTATTATTCCAGAACCTAATTATGATAATTTACCTGTAGTTGGTGTATCAAGATTAGGTATCGGACAAACAACAGACACTGGATCTAATTTACTTATTGACGTTGAAGTAGGAGCATCTAAAACAAATGTTGGTATTGGTTCAACCACATTTGAAATATCTAATTTCAAAATAGCAAGACCAGGACATTCATTCAAAATTGGTGATAAATTTAAACCTGTTGGATTAGTTACTGCTGCTCATTTAACAAAACCAATCAATGAATTTGAACTTGAAGTATTAGGAATATTTAACGATAAGTTCTCTGCTTGGCAGTTTGGTGAAATAGACTTTATTGATGATATTAAAAATTTACAGGATGGTTCTAGGGTCAGATTCCCATTATTCTTTAACGGACAATTAATTAGTTTTGAGAAAGATTCTACAAATTCACAATCTCAACTAATTGATCTAGATGCTGTTTTATTGATATTTGTCAATGGAGTTCTTCAAAAACCAGGACAATCATACACATTTGAGGGTGGAACTACATTTACGTTTGAAGAAGCACCTACAGGTGAAACATCACCAGGTGCGAATGATCATGATAAAGTTGACATATTCTTCTATAAAGGTCAAGATGGAGTAGATGTTGATATTGTTGACATTCAAGAAACAGTTAAAATTGGTGATGAATTAAAAATTTCAAAAAGTCCTATAGGTATTACTACATCTCAGACAGGTGAAAGAGTTGTTAAAGAGATATTGGGTGCAGATTTAGTTGAGACAAATATCTACACTGGAATAGGTGTCGATGAAGTTAATGAAAAACCAGTTAGATGGACTAAACAAAAAGTTGATTTAATTGTAAATGGTCAAGTAATTGATAAATCTAGACCATCAATTGAACCACAAATTTACCCAACTGCAAAAATAATCGGAGACCTATCAATAGTTTCTGGAACAAATAGTGCAAATAGTATATTTGTTGACGAGGTTGAGTCATTTATTTACGAAGATGATGTTTATGGTTTATCATCATTTGAAGTTGATGCTCTAATCACATCAGGAAAAATTAATGTTGGAGCTTCAGCGACTGCAGTTGTTTCCGCTGCTGGAACTATATCAATCGATATAACAAATGCTGGCTCTGGATACTTATCAGCACCAAGTATTTCAATTCGTCCACCAATTGGTTCTGGAACTACAACTGGTATAGGATCTACAGCGTTTGCAACAACTACCATAACAAATGGTGCAGTAACTGATACAACATTGACTGCTGTTGGATTTGGTTATACTCACTCTAATCCACCAGAGGTTCTTATAGAATTACCTCAATTCCAGACTGATAAAGTAACATCATTAGCAAATGTAGAAGGATTTACTGGTATCATAACAGGTATTGCACCAACAACTAATGGTAGTCAACCAGCGATTAAATTCTTCTTTAGAGCAACAAAAAATGCATCAAGTCTTCTCGTTGGATATCCAGTCTTTATACGGGATACATCAGTTGGTCATGGGGTAACATCAGTTGGTGGTCATAATTCATCTATAGTTGGTATTGGAACAACCTTCTTAGATAATGTTTATCAGGTAGCATCAATTACAAATATTGATAAGGATGGTGAAATTATTTGTAATGTTGAAAATGGATCTAACCTTACTGGTATTACAACTGAGGGTTTCCATTATCCTGCTGGAATAACAACTTCTATATCAATGGGTCGATTAAGTTGGGGTAGATTATATAATGGAGAGCGTTCAAGTGATCCTATCTCAATAGGTGTTACTGGATTAATTGTAAATACTGGATTAACAACTTTCCCAACTATTCAAAGAAAAAATTATGATCCAACATCACATAGGGGTCTTAGATCCACTGGTGCGATTAGAGTATTTGGACTTTGATTAAATAACCACTATAAATAAAAAGAAAAGTAAAATTTTAAGATGTCGGCAATTGTTACTGACCAATTTAGAATTCTGAACGCAAATAATTTTGTTGAATCAGTAGAAAATACAAATAATTCATACTATGTTTTTGTAGGATTATCAAATCCTACAGGATCAGATACTGTTGTGGGTTATGGAAGATCAGGAGATTGGAACTCAAATACCCCTGCACCAATAGATAGTTTTTCATACAGAGCACATTCTGGTGACACGATGATGTTCGGTAAGAAAGTATCATCAGCAAACATAAGAAGGATAATAAGAAGAGTTGACTGGATATCTGGAAATAGATATGAAATATACAGAGATGATTATAGTGCTACCAATCAAAGTCCTTTAACTAAAGCAAACAGGTTATATGATGCGAACTACTACGTACTTAATTCCGACTTCAAGGTTTACGTTTGTATTGATAATGGATCAAGTGGAACTAACCGTCTTGGAAACGTGTCACAAGATGAACCAACCTTCACAGACTTGGAACCATCAAAAGCGGGGAATAGTGGAGATGGATATGTTTGGAAGTATCTTTTCACTGTTTCACCTAGTGATATTATTAAATTTGACTCAACTGAGTTCATTACTGTCCCGAACAATTGGTCTTCTTCCACTGATGCTCAAATAAGGGCAGTGCGTGAGAATGGAGACTCATCAGTAAATGAAAATCAAATCAAACACGTTTACATTGAAAATGGTGGTAGTAATTATGCATCTGGAAATGGTCAAGAGGTAGATATTATAGGTGATGGTTCAGGTGCAAAGGCAAGGATTGATGTAGATACTGGAGGAACAATTACTAATGTAACTGTGAGTGCTGGAGGAAAGGGATATAGTTATGCACTTGTTGATTTAGGTACTCTTAATAGTAACGTTGCAACTAATCAAAGAGCAAAATTAATTCCAATAATTCCACCTAAATTAGGACACGGTAGTGATGTATATACTGAGTTAGGTACTGATAGAGTTATTGTTTATGCTAGATTTGATGATTCTACGAAAGATTTTCCTATTGATACAAAATTTGCACAGGTAGGAATCGTAAAAAATCCAACAAAAGTAGGTACAGCATTAACTTACACTGATAATAATTTTTCATCTTTACAAGCAGTAAAATTTAGTACGGTGACTGGATCTTCACCAAAAATTGGTGAAGAAATAAAGCAAACTCTCACTGTCACCCCGCTTGATGGAAAAGTTGCAACTGGTTTTGTAGCATCATATGATCTTGAAACTAAAGTTTTAAAATATTTTAAAGATAGGTCTTTAAATTTTAACAGAACTACATTAGATCAGACTGATTATTCAGGAATTTCTACATCTGGTAGAGTATATGGATTTGAAAACGCAATTACCTCAAATAATATAGTAGGAACTGCATCCTCTTTCTCTGGAGCAGTCGATTTAAACTTTTCCGACGCAACTTTGAATCCAAATGGAAATAAAGTTATTAATTTAGGTACAACGTTTACACAAGGGTTATCTGATAGTGAGATAAATAAAGGGTCTGGTGAAATAATCTATCTAGATAATAGACCCATTATTAACAGAAACCCTCGTCAAAAAGAAGACATAAAAATCATACTGGAATTTTAACCAATGTCACAGAAGACTAACTTAAATATATCACCTTATTATGATGATTTTAATAAGGATA